CAAATTATATATTCGGTTGCCATGCGGCCTAACGTACTAATACCTAGAAAAGAAATAAACGGAGAGCCTGCAATGGTTTTTTATTCAGAGGAAACAGTTTATGATTTACAAAAAAACTTCTTTAAAAACAACAGCCACAACGGAGCAACTGTAAACCACGATGGGAAAGTACGTAATGATATGTATATTTTTGAGAGTTGGATTGTTGTTGATCCTATTAGAGATAAAGCCGCAGTTTTAGGATTAGAAGTAATAAAGGGCGATCTAGTTATGGCACAAAGCGTAGAAAATCCAGAAGTATGGGCTGACATTAAGTCAGGAAAATTAACAGGTTTCTCAATAGAAGCATACTTAGAACCAGTATTAACAGAACAAAAAAATATAGAAATGACAGACGAAGAATTTACAGCTAGAGTTAAGAAAGTCTTAATGGATGAGGAGCTAGGAGATATGTATATGGTAGGCGAAAAGGCTTACTATTTAGATAAAAAAGAAATTGGAGGGTTGTTAACTGACATTGACGGTGTGCCATTTGCAAGTATTACAGAAACTATTGACGGACTTGTGATGACAACAGATGAAAACGGTTTAGTAGTAGATGCAGTTGCAGTAGAACCAGAAGTTGTAGAAGCTAGTGAGGACGACGAGATGAAAATGAAAGAGGACATGAAAATGATGGACGACTTACAAGCGGAAAACAACGACTTAAAAGCTCAAATTGTAGCTTTAAAAGATGGTAGTACAATTATGTCTGCAGAATATGCTGCTGCTAAAAAAGTAGCTATTAAAATGTCAGAGGAGATGGCGAGAGGTATTAAGCCTAATCCTGATGGATTGCCTGCAAGACCTATGTCAGCATTAGAGAAATTTAGAGAATATAAAAAGAACCAATAAAAAATAAATTATGCCAATAACTTACAGCCCAATATCAATAAGAGGCAAGGCGGTAGAGCCTATCATTCAAGAGATCTTTTTTGCAAACAAAACGATTCAAAAAAGTTTAGTAAATTTTGCAGACGATGTAAAAGCATCTACAATTATCACTGAAACCGCAGTAACGGTGCAAGGTCAAAAGTACACAGGCGAAAGACTTAATTCATTAGGTGGTCCAGTACTTAGAGATCGTTTAGCGACACCTAAAAAAATCGAGTACAAGTATACTTTTAAAATGGAGGACTTGCGTCAATCTCGTTTTAATCGTGACATGGCACAAGGTGCGTTTAACATTGACAGTTCGGAGTTTAACACACAAGTTTTGCAATTGACGGGGCCTAAAACTTCTCAGGATGCACAGCTAAAGTTTTGGTCAGGGTTTTCTGCTGCAACTAAAGCATCAATTGCGGGATTAACAGCAGGTGCAGGACAGGGTAGCATTTCAGCATCAGCAAAAGCAGCAGTTGCAGGATTTACAGCAGATGCCGCAGATGTTGATGGTGTTATTTCAAGAGTTTTATTTGATGAGGTTGCATTGGGGGCATACATTAAAGTAGCAGGTACAACTTTTACCGTTGCAAATATTGCCACAGAATACGGAAAAATCTTTGCAGCTGCAAGACCTGAATCTTTTGAAGCAGTTGAATTACCTATCATGTATGCACCTTATGCACACAGACAATTAATTTTAACAGCTAACAATTCAGTAGGAGCTGCACAACAAGTTAATTTTTTAGTTGTTGGAACAGGCGCAAACGAAGTGATATCTTATAACGGTGTTGTAATTGAATTTGTACCAATTCCAGCAGGTTTTGTTTATTTACAAAGACCATCCGTTATTTTCTTTTCAACAGATGCAACATCCGATGTAGCGTCATTTGAGACAGGTAAGGTTGACAACGATAGCGATGTAATGTTTGTAAGAACTATCTACACACTAGATGCAACTGTTATGGCTCATCCTGATGGGGTTTTATATGGTGGATAATAATAATAAGGGCATGTAATGTGCCCTTTTTTAAAAAACTTATATTATGCCTATAACAAATTTAGGAGCGCAAAATAATCTTTCTGATTTGCAATTGCCAACAGCATACAGTAAGCCTAGTATTGCAACTTTTACAGATTTTGAATACATTAGAACGGTTGTTTTAAATATTCCAAAAGCAACAGTAGAAACCGCAACAGCACAGGGCACAATGTTAGCAATTTTTAACAATGCAACAGTAGGAATTAATAAACAAATTGTAGATTTAATTGCAGCAGAATTTCTAGCAACACCAGTAGTAACAACATTCGGGTCTTTAATTTCTCTTACTACAAATGTAGAAGTAGGAAATTTTCAAGATCAAACATATTTAACAAATCAAGCCGTTGCATATCGTGCAACAGTACAGATTTTTGTAAAATCAATATAAAATGAGTCTAACAAAATCAAGATTACTAAGCAGAAAAGCACCAATGAAAGGAATTAAATCCGTTTTCTTTGCGCCTTTTTTAGCATCAACACCAGTAGTAAATACGGTGACAGGTGTAGTCGCTTTGCCTGCAATTATAAACGCTTTAAGCGTGACAAAAGTAGAGGTAAAAGCAGCAGGAAACAACATTGTAGAAACCTCAACATTTGACGAGGCTACAAGAACAAATGAGATAGTGGGAGTTTTAACGTTTTTCGTAAACGGTAATGATTTATCTTTACGTAATGAAATTACAACTGATTCAGGAATTTTAAAAACTATTTTTGTAGAAGATTACAACGGTGTTATTAGAGTATTAGGATCGCAAAATGGTTGTGATGTAATGACATTAGTAGGTGGATCAGATTTGCAAGGATTTACAGTTACAATAAATTCAAAAGAAGTAGATTTAGCATTTACATTAGCACCGCTGGGAGTTATTGCTTTAAATGCTGCATTATTGCCAGTACAATAAATATTTAACGCTTAACAAATGTTAGGCGTTTTTTAAATAAATTTATAAATGGATATTTTAAGAATTAACACCTTGCCGTCTTTTGAAATTGTATCACGTTATAAATTAAATATAGCTTTGCAATTACGTTTTCTTCTTATAAATGAATTTACAAGATTATCAAGTGAGATAGTTGCAAACGTTACATTATTAGAAAATGATAATTATAGAGTTACAATGTCATCTTTTCCAGTTTCCCAAATTGGTAATAAATTTAGTTATACTTTAATAGAAAATTTAAGCCTTAAAATAGTATCTTTAGGAAAAATTTTAGTTGTTTCAGAAACGCAAAATGTGCAAGAATATTCTAAAATTCAAAACACTAAATTTTACAACTAATGGCAAAAAAAAATATAAATCTTGTTCAATTTTCTGCTTACGAAACAGGAGTTAAAAGACCAGCAGTAGGAAAAGAATACACTCTTAATGGTAAAAACAACAGCAACTTTAAAAAATATAGAGATTCTTACGATGACAGCCCTACTAATTCCTTTATAATTAAGACCATTGTTAATTACATTGTAGGTCAGGGATTAGTTGATAAAAGCGGATCGCTTAATCCACATGCATTTTTATCTAAAGGAGATTTGCGTAAAATAGTTTTAGATTTTAAAAGGGATGGTTCAGCATTTATACAATCTATAAATTTTGAAGGTAACGTTGTTAAATTTTTACACACACCTAATATTAGAATGGGTTTAAATGTAAACATTGATGCACGAGATGAAAGATATATGGAAGTTGATGGATATTGGTATTGTTGGGATTACACAAGAGAAGGCGAATTTCCTCCGCGACCTTATCCAATGTTTAGCAAGTACGACAATGATAATCCTATTGAAATATTACATTTAAAAATATTAAGTTCAGAGCCTTACTTCCCTTTTCCTGATTGGTTTAGTGGCTTTAAAAGCGCTAAAATAGAGAGTGCATTAATTGATGATGCTGTTAATCATGTGATGCGTGGATTTCAAGGGAAAACCATTATTAACATTAATAATGGTGGTATGATGGATGAAGAAGAAAAAAAAGAAATATCAAAAGAAATAGGCGACAAATACACAGGAACTGAAAATGGCGACGGTGTTATAATTTCTGTAAACGAAAGCGCAAACGAGGCTATAATTATAGATACAATAGAGCCACGAGGCAGAAACGAGCAGTTTGTAACTTACGACGAAACTTGTGAAATTAAATTAATGGCAGCGCATCAAGCAATGAACATATTATTTTCAAGACCGGGAAGCAATGGATTTTCTAGCAATGCCGACGAGATAGCAACTGCAACAGATTCATTATATTTAAGCACTATTAACCCTATAAGAGACGAACTTATAGAATATCTAAACGAAATGTTTAGAAAAATTAATCCTAAGGCTGAGATTGATTTTATAAACTTTGGTCAGGAGAAAATAATCGTTTCAGATACAAAAATATCAGATGAACAAACTACTAACTAATATTGAAAACATCGCTAAATTAAGCGGTTTTGATGGAAATATTGACAATGATTCCATAAATCCTTTTATATTTATGGCTCAAAATTCAGAAATAAAAAGAGTACTTGGAGACTTTTTGT